TGAACAGATTGTGGAACACGAAGATCGGGTTGAAGAAAACATACGACACATTAGTAGCAAGCAGGCTCTTAGAGCCAACGAGAGAGAGCGGACACAGCTTGGAAAGCTACGGAAAGCAGAGCGGTACTCAAAAGATTGACTACGCTGCTGTATGGTCTTGGATGATGGACAGACGAGAGGAGTATCCCGGTGAATGTTTTGATAGACCTATTGAACAGCTTCTTGAACATTACTGCATACGCGATGTTGACGTTTTAGAAAAAACGTATGAGTTTCTGACAGAATCGCTGGAGAAGAAGGGATTCTCTCCTGATTCCCTGGAGCTAGAGCATCAAGTGGCAGCAATCATTGCTCAACAAGAGCGTAACGGATTCAAACTGGACACAATCCATGCAACCTGTTTACTTACTGACCTCAAGACAAAACTGGCTGGAATATATGAACAAATGCAAGAGAGATGGCCTCCAATCACCTCAGAGCGGTTCTCAGAAAAGACAGGAAAGCGACTCAAGGACGAGATCATTACCTTCAATCCTGGGTCACGAAAGCAGATCGGAGAAAAGCTCCAAGAGCTAGGATGGAAGCCAAAGAAGTTCACTGAGACAGGACAGCCCATCGTTGATGAAGTTGTGTTGATGGATGTGAACATTCCAGAGGCTAAGATCATTGCACAATACTTGTTGCTACAGAAGCGCATTGCTCAGGTAGAATCGTGGTTAGAGGCTATGGGAACAGACGGACGAGTACACGGCAAGGTCATCACCAACGGGGCGGTGACAGGGCGTATGACTCACTCTAAGCCTAACATGGCTCAGATCCCTAACGCTGGTAGCTTGTATGGCCCTGAATGTAGACAATGTTGGACGGTGGAAGATGGTAATGTATTGGTTGGTTGTGATGCTAGCGGTCTTGAGCTACGTATGCTTGCTCACTTTATGAAGGATGACGATTATGTTAGAACTGTCACTGAGGGATCATCTAAAGATGGAACAGATGTTCACACAGTTAACCAACGAGCAGCGGGACTTGCTACACGAGACCTTGCTAAAACTTTTATCTATGCGTTCCTATATGGAGCAGGAGATTCAAAGATTGGTTCTATCGTTGGAGGCAGTGCAAGAGATGGAGCTGCTCTCAAAGACAAGTTCCTCAAGCAAACCCCAGCCCTTGGACGACTCCTATCGGCAGTCTCTAAGCATTCTGCGAAAGGGTCTGTACCTGGGCTAGATGGTAGGAAGATCTGGGTGAGGTCTGAACACGCAGCCCTTAACAGTCTCCTACAAGGAGCAGGGGCTATTGTGATGAAGAAGGCACTGGTGATCTTTAATGATAAAATCAAGCTCAACAAGTGGCCTGTAAAGCTCGTAGCCAATGTGCATGATGAGTGGCAATTTGAGGTTCCTGCTGCGCTGGCTGAGGTGACTGGAGAAGCTGCAAAGCAGTCCATCATCGAGGCTGGTGTTTTTTACAAACTACGTTGTCCACTGGACGGAGAGTACAAATATGGAGCCAACTGGCGAGAAACCCACTGACTTTGATGCTAGAATCATTGTTGACATCATTGATGACAGCTTCAAGGTAACACATACTGCAAACTTGGATATAGAGAAAGTCTATCTCATCTTTGCAGCCGCACTGGATTATATGGATGCTCTTGGTGGATTTGAACCACCAGAGTTCCTGAATTGACAGCTTGGAAAGACAAGCAACTTTATTAACTTTCAAAGGAATTGAAAAATGAGTGATCTGAAACCCGTTAAAATCTCTGGTGAGCTGTTCTGGTCTAAATGGATGGCTGAATTCAATAAAGCTTTTAACAGTGACAATGATCGTTACGAGTGTACCATCGGTAATATCTCTGACGCTGACGTAGCCAAGCTCACGGGCCTGGGCATTCGAGTCAAGTACAAGGACTCACAGGGTAACTACATTGTGGTGAAGAGCAAGTTCTTGTTCAATCCCACTGATGCTGATGGTAATTCTGTTGCCGTTGATGCCTTGGGTAACGGCTCCAAGTGCGAGGCACTGGTGACTGCGTACAAGCACAAGATGAGTGCTAAGTTTGGCCTCTCACCGAGCATCGTAGGTAAGCCTGGGCAGACCTCCCTGAAGGTTACTGAGGTGAAGACCTACGTGCCTGATGCCAAGCAAGAAGATGACGACCTCATCTGAGCTTCCTAAGCTGGCTCTCATTGACGCAGACGTTATCGTTTACAGGGTAGCGTTTGCGTCTGAAGAGGAAACAGAGGAGATCTGTTTTGCAAGAGCTAAAGACCTCATCTTTGAAATAGTTTTTACGGAACTAAACTGCGATGACTATAAAGCCTATATCACCGGCAAAGGGAATTTTCGACAAATGGTGGCGACCACAGCACCATACAAAGGAAACCGAAAAGACTTCCAAAAGCCCAAGCACTACGATGGACTCAGAGCCTACCTTCAGCGACTCGGAGCAGAACTTGTTGAAGGACAAGAAGCCGATGACGCCATCGCCATCGAAGCCACGAAAGAGCAGGACAAATGCTGGATAGTATCGATTGATAAAGACTTCGATCAAGTCAAGGGATGGCACTATAACTTCGTCAAGAAGGAAAAGTACTATGTCACGGAAGAGGAAGGAATCCGTAGTTTCTACACTCAGATTCTGACCGGGGATCGAACAGACAATATCATCGGTATCAAAGGCATTGGCCCTGTCAAGGCTGAGAAGATCTTACAAGACTGTAAAACAGAAAGGGAACATTATGATGCCTGTGTTAAAGCGTATGATGGGAATATTGAGCGAGTTACCGAGAACGGTGTACTGCTATGGTTAAGACGCCACCCAAACCAACTGTGGCTTCCTCCTTTACCCTCGCAGGATTCGACTGGACAGTCAGGTACGTTGAGGGAATTACCGAGTACGGACTCTGCAACCCCAGCACCCAAGAAATCATCCTCCGATCAGGAATGAATGACCAGATGACTCAGCAGACCTTCTGTCACGAGTTGATTCATGCAATCCTGTTCACGATGGGTAAGACTAATCACGATGAAGAATACACAGATGCTTTTGGGGCATTGCTGCATCAATACGAGAGGACTAAAGCTTGAAAACCAGTAGCGCAAAGGCAAAGGGACGGAACCTACAGAAGTGGGCAGCAGCAAGGCTCCTAGAACACGCTCCAGAGCTTGAAGGTGACGATATTAAGTCCACCTCAATGGGTGCAGGGGGTGAGGACGTAATGCTGTCTCCTGCGGCTCGTAAGCTCTATCCCTGGCAGATTGAATGTAAGAGTTATGCTCGTATCGCCGTGTATGACTTCTACAACCAAGCCTGCTCACATGGTACACATGAGCCTGTTGTCTTTATCAAACAGAACCAGTGCAAGCCTCTTGTGATCGTTGATGCTGAATACTTTGTAAGGAGTTTTAGAGATGCAAGTAAACCTGATTCGAGAAAATGAGGATGGTTCAGCAGACTTTTCTTTTGATTTAACAAGCGAAGAAAGACAAAGTTTGTTGTTGTACGGGATTATGCAGGCTTTAAAGGCCGCAGTTGAAGAAGGAATAAAATATGACCCAGGTAAAATTGATGTGGGTGACACCACACGCGGAGGAGAAGATAGCGTACATGGCTCGGGTGAGCAATCCGGCGAACCAGAACAACCCTCAGACGGCTTCAAAACTTCTCAAGTACTTGGTTAAGAACAAGCACTGGAGTCCGTTCGAGATGGTCAACGTCTGCATGGAGATTGAAACCACCAGGGACATTGCCCGTCAGATCCTGCGTCATCGTAGCTTCAGTTTCCAAGAGTTCAGCCAACGCTATGCAGTGGCAGAAGCTTTTGAGAAGCGTGAGTGCCGTAAGCAGGACGTTGTTAATCGCCAGAATAGCCTAGCGGTGGACGTTTATGGCAATGATGAAGATCGGTACTTGGCTACTTGGTGGGACGAGGTGCAGCAACGCCTCACCAAAGAAGCTGAGTTCCTGTACGAGTCTGCTATCAGCAAAGGCATCGCTAAGGAGGTCGCTCGATCACTTCTTCCCGAAGGTCTTACAGCCTCTCGACTGTACATGAATGGAACCCTGCGTAGCTGGATTCATTACATTGACATTCGTTGCGATAAGGCAACACAGAAGGAGCATCGTGAGGTAGCGGAACAATGTCGAGATATAATCTTTGAACATTTTCCCAGTATTAAAGAGGTCTTGAATGCGAGTTAAGTTCATTGAATCAGACTTTAATACGTATATCGAGATGAGTGGAACCATCATTGGTTACTTCACCAAGCGATATAATGGTAATTGGTTCTGTATGTTCTTCAAAGAGTATCCAATCACTCTAAACGAACTTGCAGACATTTACGAGAAGATGGAGGAGATTAATGCAACTTGAAGACTATTTTCATCAGATTCAACAGGAGAAACCTATGATTAATAAAGATACCGTTGTTAGTTTTAGCATTGACCAAGATAATTCTGACCTAGAAGACTTTGCAGATACGTTTGTGCAAATGCGTCATGCGTACTCTGGTCCTACTTGGATACAAATTCTTGAGGACGTAATCAAGGTTTTGGAAGCTCAGTATGGCTACCCTATCAGCGAGCAGGTCTTCTATGCGGTTAAGAACCCCATGTTTGACCATAATCATTCAGCCGCCCCTGGACGAGAACTACATCAGGCTGATTTCCTCAGACTGCTGATTGAGAATCCTGAACTCAACAACGGCGGTGAGCATCAACCGATTAGCCGGTAATGAGAATACTTGTTATACCAGATTGTCAAGTCAAGCAAGGTGTTCCTCTGGAGCATCTTTCTTGGGCTGGTCAGGCTATTGCGGATTACCGGCCTGACGTTGTTGTTAACATCGGGGACTTTGCTGATATGCCTAGTCTGTCTTCCCACGATATTAAAGGCTCCAAGTACTTTGAAGGTCTTAGGTACAAGTCTGATGTCGACATTACGAAGCAAGCTATGAAGATGCTCTTGAAGCCTCTCAAAGATCTCCAAGCTCGGCAGAAGAAGAACAAAGAGAAGGTCTACAAGCCTCGGATGGTTCTGACTCTGGGCAACCATGAGAATCGTATTGATAGAGCTGTTAACAACAATCCCACCCTTGAAGGGTTGATCTCAACAAAGGACTTAGGCTATGAATCTGACTGGGAAGTACATGGGTTCTTACATCCTGTTTTCATTAATGGTGTTGGTTTTAACCATTACTGGCCTGTCGGTGCTATGGGCCGACCTGCATCGTCTCCTGCTGCTATTATCAGTAAGCTACATATGTCGTGTGTTGCTGGACACCAACAAGGAAAGCAAGTCGCCTATGGTAAACGAGCTGATGGGAGACCTATCACAGCTATTGTGGTTGGTAGTTATTATCTGCACGATGAGAGTTATATGGATCAGCTTAGTAACCGTCATTGGCGAGGTCTTCTCGTAATGAACGAGGTCGAAGACGGACACTTTGATGAAATGTTCCTAAGCATTGAATACTTGGAGAAGAAATATGGACGAATGGACACCACTGCCGGGGACAATCCATTACACAACCCGTGATGGAATTGAGGACTACATGAGGTCACTGAACCTTCCTGAGAAAGCGCCCCAAAAAGGTGCTAATTCTAAGCAAATCTCTGGTAGTCACTATAGTGACAAAGAAATCCAGCCTTGGGACTATATTCATGCAAATAACCTTTGCTATTTTACCGGAAACTGCGTAAAATACGTGTCCCGTTGGAAAGACAAGGGCGGTATAGATGACCTCAAGAAAGCCATCCACTATCTTGAGAAGCTGATTGAACTAGAACAAGGAAAAAAATGACCCCGTATCAAACATATATTGCAAAAAGCCGTTACAGCCGGTTCCTGGACGATAAAGGACGCCGTGAGCACTGGGAGGAGACAGTTGCTCGGTACTTTAACTTCATGGAAAAGCACCTCAAGGACAAGCACCAATATACGCTCAGTCCTGCCCTCCGTTATGAGCTTGAACAGGCCGTAACTAACCTGGAAGTTATGCCCTCGATGCGGTCAATTATGACTGCTGGCGAGGCTCTGGAGCGTCAGAACATCGCTGGCTATAACTGCTCGTACCTGCCCATTGATGATCCCAAAGCCTTTGACGAGGCTATGTACATCCTCTTGTGTGGCACAGGCGTGGGCTTTAGCGTGGAGCAGAAATATGTTAACAAACTACCAGAGATTCCTGAAAAGCTGTACGACAGCAATACTACTATTGTTGTTAAAGACTCCAAGGAAGGATGGGCAAAGGCTCTCCGTCAAATCATTGCTCTCCTCTACGCCGGTGAGATCCCGAAGTGGGATGTTTCCGCAGTTCGTCCTGCCGGTACACGCCTTAAGACCTTCGGTGGACGGGCAAGCGGACCAGAGCCTCTGGTGGAGTTGTTTAAATATGTTATCGCCAAGTTCAAAGGAGCTGTGGGGCGTAAGCTACACACCATCGAGTGTCATGATATTCTCTGTAAGATCGGGGAAGTTGTCGTCGTGGGCGGAGTGCGCCGTAGTGCTATGATCTCCCTGTCTGACCTGGGTGATGACCGGATGGCTCACGCTAAGGCAGGCAACTGGTGGGATGGTAATGGTCAACGAGCCTTGGCTAACAACAGTGCTGTATACGAGGTAAAGCCTGACGTTGGTCAGTTCATGCGTGAATGGTCTAACATCTATGAATCTCACTCCGGTGAGCGAGGAATCTTCAATCGATATGCTTCAGAACTTCAAGCAGAAAAGAATGGACGCCGTAGCTTGGATAAAGAATGGGGTACAAACCCTTGCAGCGAGATTATTCTTAGACCTTATCAATTTTGCAATCTTTCTTCCGTTATTGTTCGTAACGGGGATGATATGGATCGACTTCGTAATAAGGTACGCTTGGCAACGATTCTGGGGACTTTTCAATCGACCATGACCCACTTCCCGTACCTGCGGAAGATCTGGCAGACCAACACCGAAGAAGAGCGTCTCCTGGGCGTGTCTATGACCGGTATTCTTGATAATCCGTTGCTGAACAGTGCCTATGACTTGGACCTGCCTAAGCGCCTTGAGGAGTTGAAGAATGTTGCTATTGATACAAACGCTCGGATGGCTAACGATCTTGGCATCCCTGTATCTGCCGCTATTACTTGCGTTAAACCAGAAGGCACTGTGTCTCAGCTTACGGGAACTGCTAGTGGTATCCATCCCCAGCATAGTCAGTACTATATTCGCCGTGTGCGTTCTGACAACAAAGACCCTCTGACCAACTTCCTGAAGTCTCAAGGGTTCCCGTCTGAGCCGTGTGTGATGAAGCCTGATTCAACCACTGTGTTTAGTTTCCCTCAGAAGGTGGGTGAAGGGGCGGTGCTACGAGAGGATCTAAGCGCCGTAGAGCACCTGGACCTCTGGCTGGTATTCCAGCGCCACTGGTGTGAGCATAAGCCTTCTGTGACCATCTCTGTGAACGAGAATGAGTGGCCTAAGGTCGGTGCTTGGACCTGGGATCACTTCGATGAGGTCACTGGCGTGTCTTACCTGCCCTACGATGGTGGTACGTATCGTCAGGCTCCCTACGAGGAAATCACCGCTGGTGAGTATCTCCAGATGGCCTTAGAAGTGCCTAAGTTCATCGACTGGGAATCCTTCATCGAGGGTACTGACAACGTGGAAGGTGCTCAGATGCTATCCTGCACCGCAGGGGCGTGTGAAATTGCCTTCTAAGGCTGTTGTAATCATGAGGATCGTGGAGATGATAACTTGTCTCCACATCATCGCTAACACTTGGAGGCACTGGTAATGAGTTGCAGTATCGACTTTATCCATGGACTCGTATTTGGTATCGCTCATGCGGACACCCTGTACGTAGAGGTTGACGAAGAGGAGATTCACGAAGCCACAGGCATTGTAATAATGTTTGGATTCGTTCAAATAACCTTCTTCTGGTAACTAAAAAGGCCCCTCACGGGGCCTCTTTTATGCACCTAAGAAAAGTGCTCTTTCATCGTTCCTTCGCTTGACAAGTCCAGGTAGTACCCTACCGCCTGCCTTGGTCCAGTCTAGGAAGCCTTCAGCGGCTCCTTCAAAGTCACCACGGTTGTATTTCATCCGTATGGTGGACTTCTGAAGGTTGCCTAGCCCTACGTTGAAGCTAAAGCTGGTAAGAGCGTCAAGGTGGCCTTGATTAGCAGCAGCGTTAGGACAGAGACGTAGAACACCTCTGACAAAAGACTCAAGATCTTTCTGAAGAATCGCATTAACTTCCTCCATCGTAAGCTTCCTATCCCAGCCTTCAGGAATAGCAAGTTGTTTACGTTGTTCTAAAGGTACTTTGATATGATTCGGATCAATGACATGACCAACACCAACAGTCCAGAGCAGAGCAGGGCAACGATATGGAAGCTGTCTAACCCCTTCATGGTGTTTAATCATCTCAATGGCTTTGTCGCTTATCATTTTCCAAAGGCCCGACCACCAAAGTGGAAAGCAATAATGGAAGCAAACAGCGCCTGAGTCTCATTATCCCACAACTGATCTGCCAAAGTGGTGAAGTCTATGTCCTGCCTAAAGCCGTGCCAGAACAGCAGACAATCAATCATAACCAGCAAGCCAAAGAAGCCGTAGGTAATCAAGGGACGCACCAGAGCACGTAGGTTCTTAACCCACTGAGACGTACCTTCATTCAGGCTCATATCGTGGGCATAGATGGCCTGCATTTCAGCCTGTTGAGCACCGATGATGGCTTGGGTAGTCTCAGCACTGCTGGAGGTTTTAATCTCGTCTAAACGGATTTCCTCGACCTTGGCCTGTGCAGCATAGCCCTTCTCAAGCATAGCAAGCTCACGCTCAGTCTGCATAGCAGCCAAGGCAAGCTCATGTTTCTTGTCTGACCTGTCTTGGAAGAAGTCCAAGAGCTTAGGTAGGCCACCCATGAGGAAGCTGATGAGGGTAGACAATAAAGTTAACATAGTTAGTCCTTTCTACAGAAACTGGGGAGCATTGAAGTTGCTTGGAAGACCTTCCAGCAATCAGCATAATCAGGATCATTGACCCATAGATATTCAAACTGTCTACGATCAAACTTATCTAGCAGCTTACGCTCCTGTGCATCTAGATAAAGACCATACATAAGAGTTGAGAATACAAAGAACCAAAGAAAAACAGCTATGGATATAGCTGCTTTGATCTTTATCTTCTCTAGTTTCTTGGATTGTCTAGCCTCTTTTATTCTTCTCTCTTTTAACTCTTTAGCCATCCTATCTTCAAGTTCAACTGTAAGCCTGTGCCTCTCAGCGTTGAACTCTTTCCAGACTCCAGGCATATCCAGCTCATAGATAAGCATCTCCCTGAGTTCAGTCTCCATCTTCTGTAACTCATGCCTACGCATAATGTTCTCAAAAGCCTGCGCTTGGATGCTCTTGGCAGGGTCTGGAGGAGCTAACTTAGACTCAATCTCGGCCTTCTGGAGCTTCTCAGTACCCTCCATGAACTTACCGACATGACCGGAGACTTCTGAGGCTATGTCAGAGACTTCTTTGCCAGCTTGTTTAGCCTCTTTATAGAGGGCTGTAAGTGCCCTTACACCTTTGATAGCTCCTTGAGCCAGCGCAAAAGCACTTACAGGGTCGATCATTGTCCCGGAGGGTTCATAGCGCCTGTTAGCAAGCCTCTCCAAGCTTGGTTTTCGGCAGGCATTGCCGTAGTTCCGGTAAGAAGACCACTAATCGCTTGATTAGCCTGACGAGTACGCAGAGCCTTCTGAAGAGCGTCAGCGCCTAAACCACCAGCACCCAAGGTAACTGCCAGAGCAGGGCTTTGAGTGGCAGTCAGGGCAACAGCACCACGTCCAAGCTCGCTACGGAAGGGGTTGAATCCGCTGATAAAAGACAGTAGGGAATCCATAGAACCGCCTTTAGAGACACTACGGATTGCATTCTGCTCTGCATCAGTAAACAAACGCATCTTGTCTTTATTTGCAGCAAGATTAATAAACCCTTTACGGATCAGTTCAGCTTCAGAAGCCTTGGGGTTATCAGCTTTAACAGCAGCAACATCAAGAATATCTTCCAGCACGTTAGCTCGGCTAAGATTACGCCAATCCTTACGTGCATCCATAACATTCTTAACGGCTTCGTCTAGATTACCTTTACCAGCAATAATATCCTTACCGTTGAGATTAGAAATATAATCATCAAGCTTAGACACCATTACTCCACCGAGTCGGCGCACATTGGGATCAGTAGATCCTTTGACATCGTTGGCTAGGCTTCGCATCTGTTCCAACTTAGTGAAAGGGACACGCTTTTGGCCGATAATATCTTCAAACTTATCCAAAACAACCTTAATCTTAGCTTGTCCGGGATCTTGAGGAAGATAATTAGCTTTTTCCAAGCTGTTACGAATATCATCAACCATGCTCAAAGCACTCTGAGGCTTGACAGATACCCCTGCATCTTCCATAGCCGTATAAGAGCGTTGAGCACGTTGTTTGACCTGTTCCATGGTGATTACAGGAGCTTTTTCAGCCGTTAGAGAACCAGCAAGCCTTCCAGCTCCCCCAGCAGCCACAGCACCTACGCCAATGCCTGCAATCGTGGCAGCGATGTCACTTCCGGTGATCTCTTTGGCAGCTTCAGCAGCAGGCTGAGCCACTGCACCAGCCGCAGCAGAGGCAGGAAGAGCACGAGCCAAGTCAGCGCCTAGAACAGTCTTAGGAGCCGCAGCAGCAGGAATAGCAGCCCCCATCAGCCCAGCTACCCCTCCTTGAGCAACTTTCTCAGCGGTTGTCTCAGGCGTAGGAAGACCCATTTGAGTCAGTCCTCGTTGTTGGATTTGAGTCATGGTAGGAACCCTGCTCTCAGAACCCAACGCCTGAGCACCCAGGTTATAAGCACCAGCAAGGAAGTCAGCTACAGCATTTACAGGAGCTGAAACAGTTTCAATAGCTGTACGAGCAGTCAACCCGGCTTGACGCTTTAACTGGTCCGCTGTAGAAGGGGCTTTAGCCTCCACCGAAGACTGGGCATAATTTTGTTTAGCATATTCTAATACCTGAGCTTCTGTAGCCCCTTCAGGGGCAGTAATCTCATAAGTATTACCATCTGGAGCAGTAATTTGAAACTTAGGCATTATTGAACCTTTTTAATAGACCATCCACCAGTTCCTGTCGTTGCCGTAGAAGGAGTCAATGCACCGACTCCAGGCTCAGTACGCTTTTCTGCTGGCAGCTTACCTGTGGCTGCATCACGCCACCGAGCATAATGGGTTTTAATCTGCTCCAGATTATTACGGATACGCTCAGATGATTGATTCAAGTCCAAAGAAGACACAGAAGATTGCAAAGCATCCAATTCTTTAACAGCCACCTGACCGAGTGCTCCGCCTGTTGGAGAAGCGTCACGCATTTGTTGAAGACGATCAAAACCAAGGTTAGCTTTGATGGTTTCAATAGTGGAACGAAGGTTAGCTCCTGGAGTACCTGGAATAAGCGAGGTTACAGAACCCAGTCCAGTGGTAAACCCTGACACCAAGGGAAGAGCTTCGTCAACCTTACCAATGATACGATCAGCAGCCCCCACAGCACTCTCCGCTGCTGCAACCTTCTTATCCGCACGATCAGCAGCCTTTTCTTTCAAATCATCAATCTTTTGTTGAATCAATGTGCGCTGAATATCAGAATTAGACTGACGCAAAGAAGCCTGAAGTCGAAGCATTTCTTCTTTAAATGAACGATCACGTTCTTTTTCATCAGCACGTTGCTGTGCTTTCTCTCTTTCAAGCTGAGCCTTGGCCTCAATTTCAGCTTTCTTCATGGCGCTACGCTCAAGTCCGGCGGCAATGGTTTTAGGATCGCCATATACACGCATAACTTTTAGAATATCTTCTTCAGTAGCGCCTTCAGGCAAAGCAGCCAATTCAGCCTGAAGTTTATCCTCTCGTTTGTATGTCTGTTCTTCCCTAGAAGCTTTCATAGCTGTCAAAGCAGCTTGAGCATCTTGCTGTTTACGAGCTGCAATGGCTTGACCCAACTGAGCAGCTTCACCAGCAAAACCAGCCTGCTGCAATCGTTTAGAATACTCTTCCAAACCGGCAGTAGTGGTAACATCAATGCCTTGAGCCATTTGACGCAGTGCTGCTGCTTTCTTGATGGTAGGATCTTGAATATCCACACCAGCGGCCTGAGCCAGCCCTTGACCAAGACCAGCACCGGCTTTATAGCCCATAAAGGCCAACTGCTGAGAAGGAGCAAGTTGAGCAAACTGAGAGGCTCGTGCCTCAGTCAGTTGCCGTTGTTGTTCTTCAGGGGTAAGAGCACCGCCAAAGAGTCCAGAAATATCTGCTGTAGCCATTATTAAACTCCCCACTCAATGTTACTTGCATCAGCATAATTGAAGTTAGGCTGTTGGTACTGAGCAAACATATCAGCAAAAGACTGCTGCTGTTGTGCTGCCTGAGCAGGCGTCATAACTGTCTGACCACCACCAGTATATGTTCCACCCAACAACGATCCAATCAATTTAGAAACAGGATCAGACAAACCAGCAACGCCACCAGCCAAGGCTTGTTGTTTCATCGTAGCGCCTGATTGCATACGGTTATTAGCTGCCGTAGCTGCAGTCTGCAGAGCATTAGCCACCTGAGCACCTGCAGAGGACTGTTTAGCCCCCAAAGCAGAGGATACATCCAACGGATTCTGACCTAGAGCTTCTGCTCCAGCAGCACCAGCCATGTACTGAGTGTACGGAGCCAGTGCAGCAACCTGATACTGCGGCACTTGGCTGAGAAGATTAGCACCAGTATTGAACAACCCAGCACCAAAGGAAGTCTGGGCCTGTCCTTGTTGCATGGCGTTAGCAGCCAACTGAGCATCTTGTTGAGCCAGTGCATTGTAGTAAGCCTGCATCTGGGGATTAGCGTTACCCATAGCCACGCTACCGCCCATACCAGAAGTACCTCCAACACCCAGACCAAGGCGACCCTGCTGGAACTGTTGGTTCGTCAGTTGAGCCAATTGCTGTTCACGCCCAGGCTGAAGCAAATTCTGTTGCTGTTGCATAACTCGTTGAGCAGCCGCTTGGGGAGACTCAGCAAGGTATCCTTGACCCAGATTAAACAAGCTTTGAGCAGCTTGACCCACAGGAGCGATCTGACCAGCAGCTTGGGTTGCTTGCTCAAGGTTCGTGCCTGCCTGACCGAGCAGACGTTCACGCATTGCAGCAATGTCAGGGGCAACCTGATAACCTGCACCAGTGAGTCTACCTTGATTATCATAGGTGAAGCCGCTAGTGCCAAAGCGAGAGGTTACACCAACAGGACGGAACTGTGCAGCTTGAGCAGCCTGCTGACCAGTAGCCAGAAGCTGATTAGCTAGATCTTGTTGTTGATTAGCCCCATAGTTAGCAGCCAAGTAAGTGCCGAGGGCATTAACGCCTCCGCTAAGTAGACCGGAGTAATCCGTGGTTGTGGGTGCGGTAGCCATTAGTAAGTTCCTCCGTCTACGGTGGCAGTAAATGTTCCTGAAACAGTTAGGTTAACTGCCGTAGCAGTGCCCGTCAATGCAATGTTATTAGCATCAGCTTTTGAGGCAATCGCAGAAGCAATATTATCAAACTCTGTGTCAATCTCAGTTCCTTTGACCAACTTAGCAGGATTTCCCGTACTTAGGGAATCCTTTGCTGCAAAGTTAGTGCTCTTTGTATAGTTACTCATTACCGAGTCCTTCCTGCTTTACAGAATATATCTAATTTTTGAATTGACAATTCAGAGCCATTGATAAATGTTTCAACGCCAAGTTGAATAACATTACCAGCTCCACCAACTTGAACCTTTTGATTGTCAAACACAGCACCAATACTGTATTCACCTATCCCATATTCAGCAATTCCATATTCAGATAAGGATACTGAACGAAGGGTCATTACCTGGGAGTTATAACTATTGCTATAATCAAACCCATATTTTAGCACAACCGTAGCAGCACTTCCACCCACCACAGAGAAACTGACTTTCTTCAAAACTTTCACAGCAGAGGGAGAGCCAAGGTCGAAGTAATTGGTATAATAGGCCATAGGAAACTGTGAGCCGTTATCCTGATAACCTGTATAACTGCCAACATATCCAGCAAAGCCCATTAGAAGCTCTTTAGAGCGGATAGAACACAAGGCAGAAGGTGTCAATGCCCATGTAGTCATCCTGGATGCCCCAGACTGTAGTGCTCCACGCATATCGAAGCAGTAAGTAATACCAGAAACAGGCAATACCAACAGATAGAAGGCTTGACTGTCTGAATATACAGCTTTAATGTCAGCCAAAGTCTCAGCAGCCACTGCCCGTACCAGATCATCACGCACATTGGCGCTCATGTCCCGCAAAGGAGCAGAACGGTCTTGAACCACCCGTTTAACTGATCGAACCCCTGAATCGCTCAAGAAGATAATATCATCTCCTGTGGCTTTAATAGAATCACGAGCACAGCAACCAATACCAGTAATAGCATCAGCAAGAGAAAGATTAGTTGGATCGTTTGCATTCTGATATATCAGGATCTGTCTACGACCAAAAACATACAAATAATTGTTATGGGAAGCCAGTCCTTGAATCTCATCTGCACCAATAGGCCACACCTGAGCCACGTTTAGTGTCCCAGAAGAGCCAGTATTAAGCACATGACCTGACAGAAGGTCAGAAAACTGAATGGTGTTCTTATCCGTAGCCGTGGCAGCACTCCAGATGCGTCCATAGGCGCTTATAACGCAGTTTGAAGACTGCACTGTACCTAGGTATCCAGTCTTCTCAGAAACACGCCTAAAAGTCGTTGTAGACACTGTAGGATCGAATACCAATGGATCATGCCCTGACTGATATAGGTATAAGACACCGTTGAGAGCAGCCATCTGCCAGTTATCGGCTGTAATTGTGGGAGCAGTACCGCCACCACCATAGGTAAGGGTAGTTAGGGTGCTACCATTTAATCGAAAGATCTTGTTATTCCCGGCAGCAATGATGTAGGAGGTTCCGTCATTAGAAATCAATTCACAGACAGATTTAACCTTAGCAGATCCTAAATCAGCATTAGTAGTATGCTTAGGAACCCATCCTTTACGTGCTCCAATACGACCAAACTTGTCAATAACGCAGTTATTAGCCGTTGTAGCATAGCCAGCCTCAAGAGACACTGAGGAATCTTGAGTATTTACCCCCATAAAGCCGGGGGCAGCAATACTGGAGGTTAGGATATTCTCTGCCATTACGGATTCACCCAGACTGTTTCTTCAAGGTAGCGGTTACGTTCAATAGCCACAGCATCAGCCAAAGCAAGGCGATACAGTTGATAAGCCTCAGACGACAGGATGCCAGAGTCTTCGCCACGTTCAGCGATAGCCTTGGCATAGGCCAGTAAGCACACTAAATGAGGAGAAACCAACACACGATCAGTGTCTGAAACAAGATCGGCTTGAGGAATAATCAAGTTAAAGCGAATGGTGTATGTTCCATCAGGGATAGGAAATAGATCAACCTGGGTGTCGCCACTAGAGTCAACACCGTTGAAGTTGAAATAATTAGGGATACCCTTAACTCCATTGGTCAATAGAAACTGACGATCCATCCAAGTCGTAGCTGCATAACGCATCTCGAAATCTTTGCTATCATTAAGAACGTCAATCACACGAAACCGTGTACCTGAAGTGGACAAAACATAGTTAAATAGTCCATCCGTTGTCTCGGCGGTCAATGTATTGGACAAAGAGTTCCAGTCATAAGCATCTTCGACTTCTCGCTTGGCGTCATTAACATAGATACCAATAAGTTTAGAATATGCTTTATCTTGTACGGACGATACCTCCGACTCACGGAGTCTAATCAATACATTGTTAACTAATTCAAGGTACGTGGACATTTAAATTCCTTGTTTCTTAATCTGCTCAAAAGTGCAGATAAGGCTAATTGTACTGCCAGCTTCACTGGTGGCTTTAACAGTATCGCCCTCTTCCAACACAAAATAAGCACTACCGTCAATCTGTTTAAAATCCTTAGTGCTAATAGTATATGTGTTTAACAGATAAATATCTGTACTAGCGCTAGAATCATGCCAAACAATGGTAATATGCTTAGAAGATGTAGACCCGTTGGTAATATGTGAAAGATTCCATTTGGCATAATAACCAATAGGAACCGTATACACAGTTGTTTCAACCCCTGCTGTAAGGTTCAACCCAACGCTTATTTCTCTCATTTTTTCTTCTTACCTTTAGTCATGCCGGCCTCGCTCATGGCAATAGCAACAGCCTGCTTACGGGATTTAACCACAGGACCACCCTTGCCGCTATGCAGAGTACCTTCTTTGTACTCACCCATAACCTTACCGATCTTCTTTTGACCTTTGGACATCTTAGTAGCCATGATTACTCCTTAGTGATTGGACCGCCTGATTTCCACGCATCACAGGTGCGGGAACCAGCACAGAGAAAATGAAACAATTCACAGAATCCGAGGTTAGCTGCTTCCATGAATTGATCTTCATAAGCAAGCCCTTTCTCGTTCTCCATGTTACCTTCCATACCTGACTTGATACATTCCAGCATTGCAGGGGTCTGAATAAAGGCAGAACAATTACCACAACGCATATTCTTAACGTCTTTAGACGGAGCGTTATACATCTTGGCTTTCTTCATCCAGAACACTTCGTTAGGAAGCGAAGGATCAGGGGGACCATAACCAAACTTCTTAAATGCGTTATTTCGGTTCTTTAGGTTAACTTGAATGTCCTGGGTAGCCACGGGACAGACCTTACCGTTCAACAAACCTTCTTTCATGGAAGCACCTTGTGTGTAATTGCTGCGTAAATAGCCCCAAAGAAGGCTCCAACGATCAGGATAGGTTTAACAGCCTTAGCCAGCCACTCAAGCACCGTAAAAGCCCCAGAAGCAGCTCTGAAGGCACTTATCATGTCCTTGGTGTTGTTGTCGATCTTATCAACCTTCTGTTCAACTTGAACGAGTCGCTCGTAGATCTCTTTGTGGCTGATTTCATCCATGATTATAGCGGTTTAATAACAGATTGTAAATCATTTAGGGAAACACCGGCAGGAACCATAGAAGGGTCCAGAATCTCAGCAGTATCTGCATCCCTCAGTGCATGGACACAATAAGCCACGGTATTATCTTCAAGGGCTTTTAAGAAATGACGTTTACCTGCGACAATAAGAATCATGTGAGGGGCGCTGAACGTGCTCTTATTGCCTTCAACATCCACTTCAACACTGCCTTTAGCAAGTAGTGTCACATGGTCAAAATTATGCTCATGTCCTTCGTTTTGATCTCCAGCCTTTACAAACTGCATTTGACGCAGCCAGAGATTACTAACACAAGCCATATTTGTCACAGGAGCATCCATTATTATTGTCCCAGCTGCGTGACAGGAATCACACCTGCATTTTTAAATGATTCAAGATGCTTAATCTCAGCTTCAATATCAGCAGCAGACAACACGGGTGTGCCGTCAGGAGCATACCATTTTTCTGAGCCATCTTCTTGCGTTTCCACAAGCGTATACGGGCTACCATTGCAGTAATGATTAACATAAACTGTAGCAGCCTGCGTAGCAAGTGCATTTAACAATTCTTCTGGGGTATTAGCGTATGAATACTGACCAGTTGTTGGATTAATATATGCGTATTTCAATGTCATGTTTTATCCTTATGATACTGCCCCATAGGTTGTACCTGAACCGCTTGTTGTAGCTGAAAACCCATTAAGAGCAATAGCTTTTCCAGCCGCCCCTGCTCCAAAGCCTGAGCCGTTAGTGCCTCCAGAAGCGCCCCAACCACCTCCACCTGCTCCGTGATAACCGCCACTGGAGGGGCCAGTACCAGTACCACCAACGTTATTTGAACTGCCCCCAGCGCCTGAGTTTCCAACTGCATTGGAGGAAGCACCGCCACCGCCGCCTGAACCGCCTCCATTACCGCCGTTATATCCTGTTACAGCAGTTCCTCCAGTTCCCGGAAGGATTCTTCCACCTCCTCCACCAGCGCCTGAAAATACACTGCCTTTTCCTAAAGCATATGTCCCCTTACCGCCGTTTCCACCAGCAGCCCCTACTGCCCCTGCAGTTCCAGCATTAGCGCCTCCAAAATCATTGCCTCCAAGACCACCGCCAGCGCCTCCACCAGCGCCTGCATAGAATCCTGCAGCGCCTCCACCACCGCCACCAGCAATATATGCCCCGCTGTTATTTGTAATAATTGCGTTAATGCCTAGAGATATTGCAGAGCTTCCTGCTGCGCCTCCAGTGCTGTTAGCGTTACCGCCATTGCCGCCTCTACCAAGAATATAACCATTATTAATAACAGTTACGCCTCCGGGCCATGAACCATCAATGGTCATGCCAGCAGTACCTGCGGTAGTCGAATAAATATAAACGCCTGAACCAATGGTAATTGATACTGCTGAAGAACCATTCCATCCATTAGCAAGTGCCCAAGTCCTCAGATTCAGATTAGTCTGATTAGAGGAGATGGTTAACGATACTCCTGTACCGTTAGGTCGGGTAAATAGAATATTCTTTGCGGCAAACATTACGGTGTATATCCTTGAGTATAAGCACCATACCAGTTGGTTCCGTCAGCCACAAATGTAAGAATGTCCATCTTACCTGCCGTTGCTGTAATGGTCGGAGCACCAGCCGTGGGCCATTTAACAGAAGTAAAAGTAGCCGTACCGTTGCCAGTAGTAGCTGCTTGCTTGAGAAGGAGAACAAACGATTTACCAGCAGTTGCAGTAGGCATAGTAAACGTACAGGCCGTGGAAGCAGTCAAAGTGGCTGTAAGAACCGTACCAGAAGCAATCGACAAGGTAGAAGCCGTGGTAACAGTACCAACAGCAACAACAGTCTCAGTATACCCTGAAACGGTCGTTCCTGCAACAGTTCCACCAGTAATACTTACAGCACTTGAGTCCTGATTACCCAAAGTGCCGACCAAAGTAACGACAGAACCACCACTGTTTTTAGTATACAGTTTTTTATCAGTTACGTTAACAGCCAACTCACCTTGAGTAAGTTGACCAGCGGTCGGAGCTGCAGAAGCAGTGCTTGAGTTTTTAGTTACGATAGTAGAAGGCATAGTTATTCCTTAATAGGTTCCCCCGTCAATTGTACCAGTTATTTTAGATCCTGCCAAGGTGGTTATCCACGTTGGATCAGAATATGATGAAGATGTATACACACCGTTAGTTACCGTTCCTGCATTTCCAGTTGTATTTTGGTTCAAGGTAGGAATATCTGAGGCAACAATAGCCCTAAATGTAGGAGCACCGGCGCTTCCATTGGGGGCTGCTAAGAAATAGTTTGCTGTTTTGGATGCAAACGGATTCTGAGTATCTCCGTAACCAGAAGATAAACTGATTGCAGGGTTATTTCCACCAGACGATGCCACAGGAGAAGTCCCTGTAACCGATGCAACATAAGCCGTAGAGCTTGTCGTAGCTGCTGTACCTAGACCAAGGTTTGTACGAGCCGTGGCTGCGTTAGTCAGATCTGAAAGATTATTAGCCTTTAACAGTGAAGTACCAACCACAGCAGCAGCAGAAGCAGCACTGGCGGCAGCATTTGTCTCGCTAGTGGCAGCATTAGATGCACTCGTAGCAGCCGCAGAAGCACTGCTAGAGGCCGCTGAAGCACTACTGGAGGCACTAGAAGCACTGCTAGAAGCGTTGGAAGCACTTGTAGAGGCATTTGAAGCACTTGTAGAGGCCGCAGAAGCACTAGACGAAGCGTTAGACTCGCTGGTAGAAGCCGCTGAAGCACTGCTAGACGCACCAGAGGCGCTTGTTGCTGCGTTTATAGCATTTGTACTTGCCGTTGCTGCAGAAGTTGCGGCAGCGTCTACAGACATACCGATGTTAGCCACAGAAGAAGCGGCACTCGTTGCAGAACTAGCAGAAGCAGCAGCAGAGGTAGCTGCGTTAGCAGCACTTAAAGCAGCCGCAGAAGCAGCAGCTTCAGCCTCTGCAGTCTTTTCAATCACCAAGGCTGCTTGATTGGATGCTTCATTAGTAGTATCCCCTGAACCGCCAGGGCCACGGTAAATTGCCATTTAAACTCCGAACAATTTGTTAGAGATGTTGGTATCGGGAACAAACTTAGTTGCATACCAAGACTGCAGCGGTGTAGTTACGTCAGTCGGGGCAGTCGGGAACATTCGATTGTAGTTTTGCTGAATTTGTTGATAATATTCTGGACTGTAGTTCGCCATCCCACTAGACGTGCCTGCCTGTGAGGGAGGAGTATAAGTTGAAGGCTTATTCATCAAAGCATTAGCACCAGCAACACCTGCCAACGCAGCCGCAGTTCCACCTAAAAGACCAGTAGAACTTAATAGGTTCTTAGCTGTATTAGCAGTACTAACAATGTTTTTAAGTTTACTAAGATCTGAAGGAGTAATATTAGGCCCAGCCTGCAAAATCTGATTAATTTCTGCAGTGGTTGCAGGAGGCAGATCTTTTAGCGTAGTAGGATCAATTCCAATATCTCTATAAAACTGCTCTTGCGCTTGAAGTTCAGTCATTCCCAGGTCGCCGCCTTCCAAGTTAGGCATTGAAACAGAAGGAACATTAGGAGTTGTAACAGCGTCAACTGATGGAAGTTCAGTGGGGGTGATCGAGCTAGGAGGGGTGACAGGATTAATAGAAATACCGTCAGGAATAACAGGCTCAAGTCCCGTAGCTCCCAGGGAGTTAATCCATGAAGAATCATAACCGAGGTTAGCTAGTTCTGCTGCCGAAATCTCACCAAAGCCAGCCTCTGGCAGCACAGCTCCTAGAGCCTCTCCACCTCCAGCAGCAGCAGCGGAGCCTAAAGCGCCACTAAGTGCGTTTGCACCTAAAGCTGCCATCCATACAGGTGCAGTCTCTGCGGCAATGGAAGAGAGACCTGAGAAAAGATTACCAAAAAAGCCGCCACCAAACATACCGCTGTCACGAGGACCGGTTTGATAAATGTTCGGATTATAGGAAGTTATCTTTCCACCGGCCCCTTCGCCAACCAACATTTCATTAAAGATAGCCCCTTCGTAACGGGAACCAAGTCTATAAGATCCCGTGGGAACATCCTGCGTGATTGGGGTTGTATCCCCATATTCCCCTATTTGTGTTCCTACTTGAACTGATTTTGTAACAGGAGTAATACGCCAATTAGGGTCTGGGGGATAGATTGTATCACCTATCTTTAATACTGGAGTAGGCGTAGAAGGAATCAACTCTGTAGAAATATCTTGGTTTAAATATTTCCCGGGAGTATCGGAATATGTTAAACCGCCACTAGGAGCGGTTATGGGATAAGCAGTAATAATTTCAGCTTGTCCTGATTTAATGCTATTCTGAATAACATCATAACCAGGAAAAGTGCCGGTTTTATAAGTTGCCATTATTACTCTTCTTTAGATTTGGGTTTCTTCTTAGGCTCTTCCTTAACTTCTACAACCTCTTCCCACTCAGGGTTGTCACGGAAACTCTTGATGTCCCCGTCTTGCGTCACTACAGCGTAGCGATTAGGATCATCGTTACCAACCATTTTAAATGTAGCCATTTGGTATCCTTTCTGAAAAGCCCCGTAGGACTCTTTAAAAAGGACTCCATCCTTTTGAGATGGAGCCTTCAGGGGTGCAAGCTCTTAACGAGTTATAGTTATTAAGCCAGAACGATGATCGGAACGCACGAGGTGTCACGCAGTTCAGCCACGCCATACAGCGTGTCAGCGGTGAACAGAGTACCCAGGAATTCCTGCTTGTACTGCGTCTGCGAACGGATACCCAGCTGCTCAACCAGAACAGAGTAGTCACGCTGGAACAGCAGGGCCACTTTGTCAGGCGTAGAAGCAGCGGTGGAGTCACAGTTCGTAGAAACGAACACTTTCACACCGTAGATGTCGCCGAACTCACCGTTCATCAGGGTAGAACCCGTGCCTTTGAAGGCTTGTTCGGTGAAGCGGTTGATACCCAGCATCGAGTTACGAGCAACCGGGGGAACAACCAGAGCACGACCGTCCATCGGCACATCGTTATCGTCCAGACGTTGGATAGCCTTACGGATACCGGCGTCAGCGATAGCGGCAGCGTTAGACGTACCGTAGGTGTAAGCAGCGCCGGTAGAACCGATAAAGCCGCCAGTGTACTGCTGGTTAGCAGCGTTGCCGCCGTTAGCACCACGGGCCAACTGGATCAGGCTGGAGTCAACTTGCTTCGCCAGAGCGTAGCCAGCATCTTCCGTGTAGAAACCACGCAGGCTCGACAGAGCTTGAGCTTCCACGATGTCCTCGATCAAACGAGAATATTCGTAGTGGTTGTTGATCGCCACTTGGATTTCGCTGTTGCTCTCGGCAATCAGCGTCACGGTGTTAGCAGCAGCCTTGGCAGAAGCAGAGCCACGGGTGGGGCTGGGAATATGAACAACGTCACCTTTCTTGCCCTTGAAACTCATTTTCTTAACCAAGTTAGCCATAACGAGGTTTTTCTTATACGCAGCAACAATCTCATCACTCCATACTTCGGGGATAAAGTTAGCTGCGCTGGTGGTGGTGACCGCATTGGTCCCTGCAAAAGTAGTTGCCATTTTATAAAACTCCTAAAATTTGATTATCGAACACGCCCTTCGGCGTATGCTTTCATGATTTCTGGCTGAAGCTGTTCATAACGATCAGGATCAGTCATTTTTAGCCGGATTAGGTCAGCACGGCGATAGACTTTAGCTGAAGATTCTCCAGTACCTCCCACATCAACAGAAGCGGCCTTAAGATTCTGTTTAAGAACCTGTTTACCTGCATCAGTCGTTTGCTTGGCTTTTACACCACGGATCTGTTTGAACGTACTCAACAATTCATCGGCAGCTTGGAAATCATAAGAACTATCTGCCATAGCAAACATATTCAAACGAATCGGAGAGGCTTTAACCCACTCCTGAAACTCACCATCTCCTACCACCTCTGCAAAATCAGGATGCTTTTGTTGAAGCATTTGCTGAGTCTGCATCTTCTTGAACTGCTGGGCAGCTTCACGAGCAGCGATAATATCTGGATGAGCCTCAACTGCTTTTTGAACCGCTGTTTTCGGATCTTCAAAAAAGTCAATCTCTGTTTCTTGTTTAGCAACTGGTTGCTCTTTATTGAGGTTCTGCTGAATCAGTTGGTCTGCGAGCTTACGCATTTCACCTACTTCTTGTGCCTGCCTCCCAATCAGCTTTTCAGCCTCTTGGTGCATCTTCACAATGTCCTCCAAACTCTTGCCTGAGTATTTCTCAGGAATCTGGGGAACTGCAGGCTCAGAAGTTATTACTTCTTGCTTTTGCTCTTCAGCCTCGATCTCACTCGGCTTCTCAATTTCTTCGTCAATCAATGCCATACTTACCTCTCCTGCCGTAAACGGTTCTAGGAATATTTATAGAATGGAACGGACTTATGCTAAGTCTTCTGTTCCGTTTTGTTTGCGCTCCACGGCTAATTTCTCAGCCCTCTTACGCTCCCATGCGTCATAAGCTGTCGGGAACTGACCTGTAATCCCCTCTAACTTAAACATGGGTCTTGAGATTATGCGTTTAGCATCTTGTGAGCAGATTGGGCAAGCCCTTGCTCGGATACTATCGTCCACATAAGCCTCGGTTACGTGATAGTCCTCACAGCAGAACTCAAACATTCTCTTCATGTTGAAGCTCCTCGTAAGCCTTTTCACATATCTCCTTGCGCTGGAGAACCAGATTAAGAATATCTAACTGTCCTTTACGGAAATAAAGATCTTGTGTGTCCGTGACAGTAGATAAATCGTTTAAGCTAGCCTTCAATGCTTGGAAATCTTCCATCAACAATGACCACCCTGAAGTAGCCATCATCGAAAATGTTTCTTCGTAGTAAACTTGTAGTTCTTTGTCCATTTGGAGAACTTAGTAGTTAATAATAACGTTAATTTAGCACAAAAAGATTACTTTGTCAAGCCTTTTTTGCTCTATTCATCATTTGTAGGGTCGCAATACGCTCATTTGAGGCAATATCAGCTGCTTTTAGGTTAACTTGCTTCTCTTTTAGCATTACATCAGCTAGTTTTAGACGCTTTTCAAAGTCAGCACCGTTATCCAGGTTCGTGGCAGCAGCCTGAATGATGTCAACCCGATGCTTTTCAGGGATCATCTGGGCCTCAATCATGGTTTTCTGGGCTTCTGCCTGCTCTTTAGAGGCTTTTGCAGTCAATTCCTGCACCTGGGCCTGCGTCAGAGCCTGCTGGAGCTGCTGTTGCTGCATTGCAGCCTCTTGAGCCTGCGGATTGGGCTGGCTCATTTGCTCCAACGCCTGCATGAGTTCAGCACGATTGGACAGAGAGCTGTTAGCCAGAATACCCTTCAGGATAATCGGAAGCACCGGGGTATCAGGGCCAAGGGTTTGAAGCAAACCAATGAACTGTTGCTGCTCATATTCCCGTGCAATAATGCCCAAGTTACCTGTGGGAATAAATTCCATATCCACAGAAGGATAACGCTCAGGGGAAAACTGCATATAACGGAACGCAGCCTTGTTAATGAACGGAATCAGAAAGTCTTCCTGGAAGTTGCTCAGGGTACGCTTGTACTTCTTGATAATTCCAGCCATGACCATGCTCATGCCACTAGCGCCAGCGTCACGAGGCACATTAGTGGGCATACCAGATGCGTCTACAGTACCCGTAGCCTGCAGCAACATACGCTCAAAGTTTTGAGCCGCAGCAGCGTTGGTTCCGTCCGTGCGCCCGAAGTTGAACGGCATCAGGATCTCTGACGGTGCTCCGTTGGTCAGGATAGCCTTACCCGGGCGAACCTCGAACTTAGCGCCACGAGGAAGTCGGGTAGCGTCCATAGCCACCATAGGTGCTGTAGTCAGGGCCATAGAATCCAGCATGGAACGATACTGGCTATCGATGGCCTTCTGCATATTATAAGCCTTCTCAGCCGTACCACGACCCCAGAAGCGGCCCGGAACCGTATCGTCTTGATACGCCACCACGGGACGATCTTTCATCATGTACGGGGAAGCTTCAGCTTTCAGAAGGATACCGTCATTGGCGATAACCACAATGGCTTCCACCAAGTTAGCATAGTCCTCAGCCTCGGAACCTTCAGGGAACAGCTCCTCGTATTCACCTTCTTCGCTTTCCTCAAGGTATTCACGGGGAACCAAACCATAATAAGTCAGGAGTTTGACCTTATTATCTTGGAATTGAGTCTCTTCTTGGGTAGGTTCCAGATCCTCGGAACCATAGTCTGACGTAATGTCAACCTTCTTATAGGTTCCATTCTCCATGTTTTGAACCACTTTGTGGATGGAGACATACTTCTCAATCGCCACCCCGAGCGCATCCTCGATGCTGTCAGCGTTAGGATCAATCAGGAAGTTCTTAGGATTCACCGGCTTCAGAGGAACACTGATACGACTGTATTCTTCTACGCCGATAGCAGCAGTACCTGCTACGCCAGGGATAGGCTTAGTAGCGGGGCGATAGGCGTTGGTTTCTTTAACCAGAATCTCACCGATACCAGTACCATAAATCTCAGCCATGAGTTCGATAGCATCGATGGCTTTAATAATCTTGTCTCGCTTAAAATCTTCATTAAGCTTTGACTTGATTTCTTCAACATCAAGAGGATTACCGTTCACGTCCATGATGTCATCTTTGATGTCAAAGAACTCCCCTTGACCAAAGATAGCTTCCATTACCTCAGCGTGTCTGGTTTCGATGGCCTGCTGCGTGGCAGGAGACACAATACGGCTACGCTCAGAGTCTTTTGTCTTATCTTCCCCACTCCATTGACCACGGAAGATGCGCTCGTATTCTTCCCAGCTAGGCAGGAAGTTTACATCACGATAATCACGCCAACGGTTTGTATGTTCCACCACAAATGCGACCAGATCACGTTCGCTTTCCGTGGGTTCCTCGTAACCTTCGTATTCAGTTTCTTCCATTGTGTTTCCTTACCATTTAACTTTGTCGGCCCAGTACGCAGCAGACATCTTCCCTTTGGCGATATTCTGTGCGTGACGGGATTTAAAAGCCTTGTTACGGGCTGATCCTTCAGGAGAACCTTGGACGCCTTGCTGACCAAAACGAATCAATTTAACTTCATCGCCATCCTTAGCCACAACCACATGGCTCTTGGTGGGGTGATTAGGCGTCCTTTTGGGCTTGTTATAACCACTAACACCAGCACGAGTAAGTCTTGAATCAGTAGCCATTCTTTTTCTTCCCCTTCTTGGCTGTCTTGGCAGAGTCCTTGAAGTCCTGAGCCGTAGGAGCACCTTTGCTTCCTGGTTTCCTCATCTTCTCACCAGAACCACCCTCGATGCGCTTACGCTTGGCATTAATGTTTGCGTACAGTCCTTGTTTCATAATCAGTATCCTGCTATTGGGTCAAGAATTTCAAACTCATCTTCCTCATAATCAGCGTTGTAGTTAGCAACCGCAAGCTGATCCACATAACTCAAAGCATCCACTAGGTCATCATGCACACCAGAGGTAGGGAACATGACGAGTTGATCCCTAAATTCAGTCCAATCCTCATTCTCATTGAATGTAATTCGACCATGCTCCAAGCGTCCTTGTAGTGACCAGATAACTCGATCCACTTTCTTTTTGTTTCCATGAGTAAGATCGTGTATGTGAGCATAAATGTTATTTTTCCTCATTAAGTCGTTTAGATAAGGCAGCACAGCATTCTTCAATGCTCCTCGCTCAATACCGATAGCACTTGGCTGGAAATCTCTGATAGCCTTCAGGATATTGACAGCAGTCTGCCTAATGTCCCATCGACCATGCTCAATGCTATGAACCCACCAATCACCGTTATCCAGAAGCTTAACAATAGCAATAGCAGTTTCATCTAATCGTTTCTTGGATGCTCCAGCATTCTTAGCTACGTCCTCAAACCCAGCCAAGTCCACCGCAACATAGTAAGCCCCAAAGTCAGGCTCTTTCACTTCCTTAAACCACTCTTCCTTGAATACGTCAGCTCCTGCGGTATCGAAGGAACTCAGATATTCCTGCTTGAAGGCAAAAGAGCTGAGAGTCTTCTGAGCAGCATCAATTTCCTTCGGATCAATGGTTTCATTGTCCTTGGTGGTAAAGTGCCAACTCTTCCACTCATCATCCTCTTCCTGACC